AATTTCTTCATTTGTAACTAAAGATAAATCACCTTTAGTGTCTGATTTAATCGCTTTATCAATTTCTGAAATTAAAGCATCATAAGTAAATGGAAATTTATCAGCCATTCCACCAAATCTTGAACCAGCTGTAATAAAAGGAGTATTACGACTATAAAAATATCTGTGCTCTACTCCATTTTCATCCCATTCCTGACCAATATAAAGAATAAAGTCTACAAGAGCATTTACAACTTTTAAAGTTCTTTTATCTCCAAGAGGTTGTAAAACTTCAATATCTTCACCCTTATTATTTTTAGCTGTTTTTACATCTTTTTGTGCTGTAAAAGCAAGTCCATAACCAAGCATTGTAATTTTACGGAAAGTAGAAGCTAATTCTTTTTCATATTCCCCAAAACCCTGCCCATAAGGAATATCTTTTAAAGCATTAATTCCATGTTGCTGACAGATATATTGTTCACAAAGTCCTGCCGCAAGATCAATAGTATCAACTATAATAGTTTTATACATATTTTTCATTTCAGGTGCTTCAAGCAATTTTACAATACGTTTAAATTCAGTCCATTTATTAATGTCAATAACTTTAATATCTGGAATCGCATTATAACCTTTTTCAAAGGCACAAAGTAAAGCATCTGGAAGACTTTTAGCACAGAAAGAGGTCTTGCCCGCTTTATATCCACCGTATATAAGCATTGTTTTAGACGCTAAATTTGTATTTACTTTATTAGGTTGTAAATTAAGTAAATCATTAAGTTCAATTGCCATATTATACCTCTTTAAAACCAAATGTCATATAATATAGCTTTTCTCAGAATCCAAAATCATCTTCTGCAACTTTAGAAGCTACAGGTTTTTTTGCACCTTCTACAAGTTCAGCTTTTCTACGTTCACGATCAGCTAAACCATTTTTAACATCTTCTGCTTTGTAGCTATAATCTTCTTCTTTGGGTTCTGAACCAGAAGTAATTACATATTCAATTCTATTATAAGTACGAGTTTCTTCTTCAGGTTCACCAAATCCACCTTCAGATTCTCTTGAAATTGTGCTAGTAATAGTTTTACTAATGATATTACCACTCAATGAAACACAATCTTTAGCTTCCCAATTATTAGAAATATAACTTACAGCTTGATCACTTTCAGCAATAAAGTTAATAATATCCCAACGATTATATTGTTCAAGAATACCTTCTACAATAAGTCTTCCAGTTTCATCACCATCACTATTAACTTCATTTTTAATACTCTTAATGCAAATTCCGCAAGTAAATTTAGCTTTTGGCTCTTCACTTGCACCAAGAGTAAAGAATGAACCTGTCACTCTTGTTGAACTTACAATATTTCCATTAAAGCGAGAAGCAAACATATTTTCTTCAAATCTGCAAGAACCTGCACGAATCTTTGTAGCTTTTGTAGTATCTCCACCACAAGCTGCAAGACTTACACCCTTATCACAAACATTCATAATTTGTGTATATGCAGGATTTGCGGTTCCAGCTTTAGTTTTATCAAACGCAAATACATATACAGGAATATCACTTTCACCAACACGAATTTTAATATTACCAGTTACATATTTACGACCATCTTTTTCACGTTGTTCTACATTATTTTCACTTAACAAACCAACAATATTTACTTTATTATTATCTTTATAATTCATTTTATTCTATTCTCTTTTGTTATATATTTTAATTGCAATTACTATATATGATAAAAATACCCCTATATATTTACTACATAGGGGTATATATATTCACTTACAAATTATTCGCCAACGTAGGAAATGTAACGAACCTTTTTAACAGTTGGTTTACCTTCTGCATCCATAACGGTTGTTTCAACTGGGTCAGAACGCTGAAGAACATTACCACCACGAGCTGTCGCCCAATAAGTAACCATAGGATTAACCTGTTTTGCAGTAAGACCAAGAGCTTCCGCAATTGTATCCTGAGTAATCATTTCGCCAACATGTTCCTTACAATATTCCAAAACTTTAACAGTATTTTCACTAGCTGCCATATTAATAATTTTCCTTTTCTATATTTATTTTATTTATTTTTAATTATATATTAATTATATATCGTATTGACTTTTATGTCAAAAATATTTTTACTAAAAAATTTTAGTTCCCTTACTATTCCTGCTAACTTCAGGAATATTTTCTGTTTCAATTTCACCAAAATTTTCAGAACAACAATAATTATCATCAGCTGCAAGAGCAATAATATCAACTAATTGTTCACCTTCATTTAATTTATGAATAATACGTCCTTTTGTACCTCGTCCTTGCGCTGGATATTCTTCAATAGATGTTTTTTTAACAAGAGCATCACTAGTTGTTGATGCAATAAAGGCTGTTTCAGATGTAATTAAAGTAGCACTAGCAACTTCATCATCTAAAGCTATTTTTATACCCAAAACACCTTTAGAACCTGGCTTAAGAGTTCGCAACGTACTTGTTTCAAAATGAACTCCTATAGCTTGCTTGGTGGCAATCATAATATCTTCATTACCATTACCAAAAAGAATTTTTACAACTTCATCATGAACATCTTTAAAAGTGAGAACTTCCTTATTTTTCTTAGTCTTTAAGATTTCTTCTGTATCAATTTTATTTATCATACCAAGTTTTGTCACAAAAAATACTGTTTTAGATTGTTCAAAAGGATGATAAATAGCGATAGTATGTTCATTATCAACATATCCAAGCTTTGCTGCAATATCACCTTCTGGTTCCAGACTAAAAGATTCAAATGCAGCTTTATAACATTTACCTAAATTTGTAAAAACATAAAATTTTTCTTCTGTAGTACCACTCATTACAAATTTAACCTTATCTTTCTTATATACTCGTATTTTAGATTTTCCTTTATCTTTAACAACATACTTATCTTTAGTATTTATGTATATAGTAATATTTTTTATTTCTTTTGGTGGCTCTTCATCTGTATAATTGTCATATACAATTGTTCTACGAGGATCACCAAATTTTTTACTAACTTCATTCCAACCGTTGATAAGTTGTTGATTAAATTCATTTTCATTATTTAATATAATTATAAGTCTATTTGCTTCTTGAGTCAAATTTATTTTTTCTTGTTCTAATTTTTCAACCTCAAGTTTAGCCAATGAAGCTAATTTAATAGCTAGTACAGCTTTTGCTTGTTCTTCATCTAGAAGAAAATTATGTTGAAGATTAAGGCTTGCCGCACTAGTTGATTGTGAGTTTTTAATTACTGAAATAACTTCATCAATTTTAGCTAAACAAATTAGTAATCCATCAATAATATGAATCCTATGTTCAATTTTAGCTAAATCAAATTCAAATCCTTTTCTATAAACTTCTTTCTCATGGTCAATATGTGCTTGAAGAGCTTCTTTCCATGTAAATACTTTAGGAAAACGGCCTTGATCAAGCATAGTCATATTAATGCCGAAATAATATTGAAGAGAAGTATTTTTATATAAAAATTGTTTTATTTTTTCAGGATCGACTTTTCTATTAAGATAAATTTTAATAAGAGGTTCTTTACCAGTAAGGTCATTAAATCTATCTATTCCTGGATTATTTTCTCCATTAAGAATTTCTTCTAATTGATTGCATATAGTTTCGGTATAAACTCCATAAGGTATTTCAGTAATAATTAAGCAATTTTCTTTACTATCATAATTAATTACACTTCTAAGTTTACAAGAGGCTCCCGTACCATATTTTAAAGATTCTTTAACTTCATTCCAATTAAGAAGAATTCCACCAGTACAAAAGTCGGGTTTTACTATTATTTCTTCATCTAGAATATTAGGATTTTGTAATAATTTAATGAGAGCATTATTTACTTCTATAAGATTAAATTGAGGAATAGAGCTAGCTAAACCAGTGGCAATTCCACTAGTCCCATTAATAATGGGGTATATTCCAACAGTTGGTAATACCATTGGATATTGTTCAGTATCATCATAATTATCACGCCATTCAGAAATAGTATTTTTTTGAATATTTTTAAATAAATATTCACAAATTTCACTAAGCCTAGCACTTGTATAACGTGGAGCAGCCCAATTACCAGATGACGTTAAATTACCAGAGCTACCTTCTGTTTCTACATATGGAAGACGCATAGCAAATTTTTGGCTAGAACGCATAATAATTCCTTCCGCTGATGAATTACCATGTACGTAAAGCCGCATAGCTGAACCAATAGATTTTAATGTCTTTTTAAATGGTTTATCATGAGTAAATTTATCTGTATACATACAATAAAAAATTTGTCTTGCAGAAGGTTTCATAAAATCTCTCACATCAACTAATGCACGAGATTGGATTACTGCTCCACTATATTGTATCATACTTTCTTTAATAATTTCTTCCATTTTACCCATAATTTTATTCCCTTATTAATGAAAAATCTATATTTTTAAATATAAAATCTTTTCTTGGTTGTACATCTGGCCCCATTAATTCTTGTAAAAGTATAAATGCTTTATCATTTGGCTCAATAATTTCTAAATGTTGATATTCATCTGTGAACATAGATTCAGCCATTTGATCTGCTGACATAGAACCAATTCCTTTAAAACGAGACACTTCACCTTTTATTTTAGAACGAATTTTATTAAAATCTTCATCTGTAAAATAATAAGAAGTGTTTTGCTTATTTTTAACAGAATATAATGGAGCATGTAACCAACATAATCTACCTTCTTCAATAAATTGAGGTGCTAAATAGTATAATGCTGCCATAATAAGCAATGCAATATGATAACCATCTGACCAATAAATACCCTGTTTTTCAACATATTTATAGGGAGTAGACTATACCATCACTAATAAGTGCCGATATTATAGTCGTTGAACGTCCTTCTGTTCTAGAAGTTTCGCTGCGTTGGGTTGTCCAATCTTTAATGATTTTACTATATCGAAGCCGTTACTCTTCGCCATTATAATATTCCTATTATAATTTAGTTATTAAAGCTCTATAGGAGTTTCCCGCAATTTAATCGGTTTAAAGCGGACTCAAAAGTCAATCCGCATCTACGCAAATGCCTAATTTACCATATCGCAATTTTTTATTATCATATTTTCCAGGTATAATATTAAGTGCACTAAGTAAAAGTTTAATTTCTTCATTTTCAAATATGTCTTCATCACTATTGGAAAGACAATTAATAATTTTACCTCTTAATGCAAGTACCCCATATTTAGTATGATCGCGCCCTTGAACGAGCGATGATGATGCACTTAATCCTTCTGCTGCTAATAATATAGAATTTTGTCCAAGAAATTCGGCGTCTTTAAGTTTATCAGAAGCAAAAACTTTTTTCCGTTGATTTTTTTCTACTTCATTTCCAACAGATAAAACTGCAGCCCTAGCCTTATCTGCTGCTTGTTCAGCGCGAGTGATTTTATTAAGTAATTCAATGATTTTATTAAAATCTTCCTTATTTTTACTTACAAAATTTTTTAAAGCATTTGTAATAGCTGCACTAGTTGTTGTTCTTGCTTCTGGATTTGCAAGCGCAGTTTTAGCTTGATTACTAAATTGCCCAACTTTCACTTTTACAGATACAAATCCGTTAAGTAAGCTTCTAATTTTATCTCCATCAAAATTACTTTTTGCTAATGAATTAAAAGTTTTAGTTAATGATGTTTTAAAACCAGTAATAAATGCACCACCATCAGGCATATATAAACCATTAGCATATCCTTTAATATTTCCTTTTTCTATAACCCATTGAAGTGCTAATTCTACTTTACAATCTTCTGTTTCATAAAAATATGAAAATGGTTTTCCTATATTATTTTTAGATTTTAAACCATCAATAAGTCCATTTTCACTATAGAATTCTTCTTGTTTTTCATCTATAATAAGATAAATATGTAAACCTTTTGTAAAATATGACATTTCTATTAACATTTGCCGTAAAGCATTTATATCAATAAAAATATCTCCATATACTTTTTTATCAGGTTTATATTTTATAATAGTTCCTGTTTGTCCATTATTACGTCCTATAGTTTTTACATCATAAAGAGGATGAGCACCTTCTTCATCAGAAGAAAAACTTTGTTCATAAATATATCCATCTCTACTAACTGTAACTGTTAAATATTCAGCTGTATGACAAACTACTTTATTTCCTTCACCGTTAATCCCTATTGCGCTAGAATAAACTCCTTCTTCATGTTTTCCTCCTGAATGAGGAATAAGAAAAGCGGCAGTAAGAGAGTTCATTCCATCTTCTCTAATTCCAACAGGAATTCCTCTCATATTATCAGAAACTGTAATTTCTTTATTTTTTGTATTTAATTCAATTTTACAATATGGATTTTTAGGTTTATAAACTTCAAATTCATCTTGGACATTAACAATAAGTTCACGAAGTCCTAAGTTAATTGCTTCTTGTCTATCACCTGATAAATACATTCCAATTTTAGAACGAAATGCTTTTCCAGCTGATAAAGATACAATATCATTTGCTGTATAATCCATAAATCTCCTTTATTTTTATTTATATAATATATTTTACACTATTTTTCTTTTTTAGTCAAGTAAATTCCTAATTTTATTATTTATTTTCTCTAATAAAATTATTAATCATAGTTTTATATTTCTTTTCCATTTTATTACAGTGTTGTATAGCTTCATTATATTTTTCTTTTTCAGTTTTTAAATCTTCTTGTAATTTATTAAAAATATGAAAAGCATCTTCATATGCTTCCAAATAATAAACTGTATCCCTGTCTTTCTGTTCGCTTAAGCAAAAATTATCTTCATGATATTTAGGAATTTTATAATAAGGACATTCTTTACAATTCATTTTTTCACATAAGCGATATGCCTTAATTACTTCTTTTAATGTTTTCATATTATTTATTATTCCAAATAATACTTTCAAATCCCTTTCCATTTGGAGTAAATTCAATAATACAACTAGGAAATCCAGCAGCATTTACACTATTACTAAAATGTAATCTTCCTTTAATAAACCAAATATTACTTGCATATGGAAAAATATAATTATGCCAATACTGTGTATCTGGTCTAGCAGGAATAAGCATAATTACTGTAGCTCCTTTTTGAGATTCTTCATATGCTTTCTTTACCCATTTCGGCAATTCTCTTCCATATGGAGGATTACAGAAAACAATATCTTTACTCCAATCTTGAACAAGTCCATCTTCCTCTTTGGTATAATGTTTTTCACATAAAGCGTTCTCATGTGTACTACAAGGATCTAGAGTAAATTTATATTTTTCATTTAATTTATTATATAATTCAATTGGTGTACACCAATCATCTTTACCAGTATTTAAATTGGCTAATTCAGTATTATTCATTTTTTTCCTGTTGTAAAAAATCTCTATAATTTTCTAAATATATTTCAACATCATCTATCATTCTACCCCAACACTCATATTGTTCAAACTTAAAGAGATAAGGGCAATGCGTGCAATCTTCTTTAGTATAACAACATTGTAATCCTTCTAAAGTTTCATTAATATTCATTATAATAATCCTTTTAATTCATTATAATTAAGATTTATTTTAAAATTTCCATGTTTAGTAATAATTAAAGTACAAGGCATATTTAAAATAGTAAAAGTTTCATAAAATTGTAAAATTTCACTTTTTTTTATAGAAATTAAATGAATTTGATTATAAGGTTCATTATAATAAGCTTCTAATTCAATAAAATCATCTTGTTTATATTTTTGTAATTCTTTTAACCAATCAGCTAACTGTCTATACTCATTAGCACAATCAATAATATCACAATGCGTTGCTACTTCGTTACAATGTTCTATTGCTTGTTCAATTGTCATATTGTCTATCCAAAAATCTTTTCATAAGTACAATCTTGTAAGCTAATATCATCTCTAAAACCCATAAATTTGGGATGCCGCAATCCACCTTCATTTCCGATTTCCATCGCGGAAACACGACAGGGCCGCATTTTATATTTCATTGGGTTTGCAATAAAATCGTCTTTAATATCATCTGTTACACCAGAAATCCAACCAATTGGATATATGGTATCTCCTTTATATACACCAATTTCAAAACTACCTGGAATATTATAATAATGACCTTTTGTAACAGGAATGATAGTAGCACCTTCACAATATTCTTTATAATGTAAACCTATAGGAAGTTTTTCACCTGTAAATTCATTTTCCCATAATTCCCAAATGTCAGTATATTTTCCTGTATATTGTCGGATTGGCGGTTTAGCATTTCCAGTAAAGAAAACATCAATATCTTTTAATAATTCTTTTTTCACCTTAATGGTTGCATATGCTGGAGTTCTTTTTTCATACACTGGACAAGTTTTCTTTGTAGCTACAGCACCTTCTTCTCCAGATTGTAACCAATCTTCAATATTATTCCAAAGTTCTTCTCCTTCATAATATTCAGCAAAAGTAATATATTCATTTTGGAGTTGCGGTTCAAGCTCTTTTAATTTATTTATTCTTTGTTCAATACCCCAATCAAAATATTCTTCACCATTCCAAGCCCAAATATCAAATATATAAAACATAAGTTTATTTTTCTTTTGCCGTTCAAGTGCTTTTGGAGTAAGACAACGAAGAATTGCACCAACATCGCTACTATTTGTATTTTCTTTTAAATATAATTCACCTACAAGAATACTATTATCAGGCACAACCGTATTCAACCATCTGGCGATATGTGGCACTTTATCAATTTTATTTGCAAATTCGCCATCAACACCACGAGTGCGGCTTAACATACCAACCCTAAGGTTTTGCCGCACATATCTACAATGTTCTCCATCTACTTTTCTAGCACCAATATACGCACCAGATTTAATTAATATTTCAGTTTTACTATGTTTATCAAATTTAGTATTGGAAGGATAACTCCAATACTTCATAACTTCCATATCAAAGTAATCTCTGCTCGCAGAATTCATATGCTTTCCTTTGTAAATCTTCTAATTTTTCATTATTATGTATAATTATATCATAATCTTCTTTATTTTTATTGCAATTTTTGTCACTATTATTACAATATTCTTTTTCATTAGGATTATCAATATATACAGTTATAAATGGTATATTATTTGCTTCACAATATATTCCAAAATCTAAAATTTCATTCCATTCTCTACTGTGTACTAACAAAACTCCAGGGTAGAAATCAATAAGATCAACAAAACTTTCATAGGTAACATCATAATATTTATTTAAAAGTTGTTTAAATTCTGAAAGGAAAGCTCTATCTTGTTCAATACTTTCACTATTTGGATTATATTCTCTTCCAGTAATATCTATAAATAAATCTTTTTCATAATCAATTGTAGACCATATGGTACAATCTTT